TGATATTGACTAACCACACTTATGATGTGATTGGTTCTATGTTCCCACAGAAAGAGATGGGTGGTGGTTCAGGACTCAAGTATGCTGCATCCCAAATCATTTATCTTTCAAAGAAAAAAGATAAAGATGGTACAGAGGTGGTAGGTAACATCATCCATTGTAAGACATACAAGTCTAGACTTACAAAAGAAAATCAAATGGTCGACGTTAGGCTGTCTTACACGAAGGGTTTAGACAGATATTATGGATTGTTAGATTTAGCTGTAGAAGCTGGTATATTTAAAGCAGTGTCTACACGCATAGAGCTACCTGATGGTACAAAGACATTTGGTAAGACAATCAATAATGATCCAGAAAAATATTTTACAGAAGAAGTAATGGCAAAGTTAGAGTTTGCTGTGTTCAAGAAATTTAAGTATGGATAATTGTGTAGCCTATAATTATGTAGAGCATAAGAAAACAAAAGTACCTGCCTTTCAAATTACAGAAGGTAAGTATGAAGGTACTGTATGGAATTATGAAAAAGTAAAGATGCCTTTGTATGGTGATGATGGTAATATGATTGACTTAGAAGAAGTTAAACATTTAGTATTGACATTTGAGTACGATGTGCTGTATAATCCAACAGATGAAGATTTAAAGTCCGATGAATTTCGTAACGTCATCGGTGATATATTATTAGAAGTAATTGACGCAAGTTTAGAGCATGATACAGTCCAATTTAACACAGAGAATAGAAACAGCGATACTGAATAATCTGGTATACAATGATGAGTATACGCGGAGAGTAATCCCTTTTCTAAAAGCTGAATATTTTACAGATCATACAGAGAAAACTATCTACCAAACTTTATGGAGTTATGTAGATAAGTATAAAGCTTCTCCAGATATAGAAGCTCTCACGATTGATCTGCAGAAAGCTCCGCAGACAGAAGAACAATATAAATCTATTCAAGAGTATCTAACAAAACATTTCATCGCACATTCTAAAGTGGATGATCAATGGTTGTTAGATGAAACTGAGAAGTTTTGTAAAGATAAGGCGATCTATAATGCGATCCTCGATGGTATTCATATCATTGATGGTAAGTCTAAAGATAAGACAGCCGATGCTATTCCTTCTATCTTGTCTGATGCTCTTGCAGTATCATTTGATCCTCATGTAGGACATGGTTTGATTTAGAGTTCTTTAATAAAATAACCAAGGGTGGTCTTCCAAACAAGACGTTGAATGTATGTCTTGCAGGAACTGGTGTGGGTAAATCATTATTCATGTGTCATGTGGCAGCAGCTGCTTTGATGCAGAGTAAGAATGTATTGTATATCACATTAGAGATGGCAGAGAAGAAGATAGCCGAACGTATTGATGCGAACTTAATGAACATATCAATGGATGATCTCCATGATTTACCAAGACGTATGTTTGAGAGTAGGGTAGAGAAGATACAAAAGAAAACAGAAGGCAAGCTGATCATCAAAGAGTATCCGACAGCCTCAGCACACTGTGGTCACTTCAGAGCATTGTATAATGAATTGTTATTAAAGAAACAGTTTAGACCACACATTATTTTTATTGATTACATTAATATCTGTTCCTCAAGTAGGTTTAAGTATGGTAGTAATGTCAATTCGTATACCTATATCAAAGGTATAGCAGAGGAGATGAGAGGGTTGGCTGTTGAACTGGATCTTCCGATAGTATCTGCAACACAGACTACACGACAAGGGTTCACATCTACAGACATAGGACTTGAAGATACATCTGAATCCTTTGGGTTGCCAGCGACTGCTGACTTGATGTTTGCGTTGATATCTACAGAAGATTTAGAAGGACTGAATCAGATGCTAGTGAAGCAACTCAAGAATAGATATAATGATCCCACAGTGAATAAGAGATTTATTATAGGAGTTGATCGTGGTAAGATGAAACTTTATGATGTTTCACAGAAAGCACAAACAGATTTAGTTAATACTGGTCAAGAAGAAGAAAAAGAGATAGAAGATAGGTTCGCTGACTTTAAAGTTTAAGATAGTTTGGTGAATGGTCCAAATCGTGAGCCAGACACTTCACCTTTCTTTTGTGCTAAGTAATAAGTTTCTTGTATAAAGTTGTTAAATTTTAGTGGATCTGTAGTGTGCATACGAGATAATATGGCAGCCCATTCCATCATTTGGATACCCATAGTTATGTTTTTTATATAGTCTGAATCTTTTTCCCATTTACTAATTATATTTTTACCTTTCTTTTTTGTAGCCATTCTAGCTTCTATAATGTGAGCTACAAATTTACTGAGTTCTGATTTTTTTATTGTAAGGCCAGTACCACTCATACCACCAACCGCGACTGTAAAAGTTTTAATCTGTTTTATTTTATTTTCCATTGCCATTTTTTTAGTTTTATTTATTACTAATTTACCATTCATTTCATCAACAGGTATAGATTTTAAAGCATCGCTTGCAGAAGGTAATTTATAACCATTATCAAATCCTATAGAACTAATAGTATCTTTTAAGTACTTATTTTTTTTTATTAAATCTCTAGGAATTTTACCTAATTGGGCAGCTGCTCCAACTGCTCCATATTCTAGATTGATATTGTGAGGTTTACTTTGACCTCCACTACCCACTCTCATTTTAGCTCGCTTCTTTGTATTAGCTACATACTTACCCTTATCATTTACGGTCATTTCTGTTACAAGTATTTCACTTGTAATTTTAGTAAATTCTTTATCTCTTGCATTCCAAGGTAAGTCGAAGTTCCAATTTGTAAATTTGACATCAGCCAATCTCTCAAAATCAGCATAGTCTACAGTTTTAGCGATGTTTACTTCTTCATAGTGTAATTTTTTACTATCAAATCCTCTATCAGAACTTCCAGCTGAACCTTTCTTTAATGATATACCGATGATGACATTCTTATGGTAAGCTTCATTCAAAGCCATATTGACAGTTTTAATATCGTTAGCTAGTTTCAGTTTTTTGATGTAAGGCACTATTTTGCCCTCATTAACTAACCAAATATCAGCTGGATTCCAACTATCCTTTTGTCCAATAGGTCCAAATTTAGGCCAGTTTTTTGCTCGGATACTTTTGTTGATTTGTGGCGGCCATTTTGCTGGAATTTTTAATTTATCTTTCGTTTTTTCGATAGGTCCTGCAGTAACAAGTTCTGAAATAAAGTCCATAAAGGTATCATAAGTATAAACTGTCCAAGGTCCTTGTTTTCTACCAAGAACATAGTCCTTTTCAAGGTCTCTAAATTGTAAAAGGAAATGGTAATACCATCCGCGAAGCCTTGCATTATTACCTGGGGGATCAACTTGAGAATTTAGATAACTCGCTCCAGGTATACCTTTCATTCTTTTAGGGACGCCTTTTACGGATGCTAACCCTTTCCAAATTTTACCTAGATTGTATTTGTCAGCATACCACATTTCACCTGTAGCTTTGTTACCTTTACCATCGAAGCCTGTACAGATTTTATCAAATTCTTCTTTATAATCAGCTTTAGAATCATAACCACTAGGTCTCATTAATATTTCAACTATAGCTAATGTAACTTGTTCTTGTTGAACGGTAGTTGGATTAGCTTTTGCTGGATCTCCACCAGCTTTACCACCTAAAGGTCCAGATTTTGCTACTTCATTAACAAACCATTCCCCCGGCCTATCATATTTTTTAGAGTTCCATACTCCCGCTTTTCCTTTAATTTTTAATCTTTTATTTTTACTAATAGAATTATCGAATCCTCTTCCACTTTTAGCTTTACCGACTTTTTCAATAGTGTCCGCCACTTTTTTGAGTGCGGCAGTATTCATTGTTTTAAGTTTACTTGTAAGCCATTCTTTTTCGATTATAATTGTACCTTGGTTATCAGTTAAGAGGACGCTTACTTTCTCAGGTTTCATCTCTAAAAAGAAATCATCACTAGCTCTAGCTGTAGGATGGCCATCTTCAGGTATAACAAAATATTCACCTTCTTTTGCTTTTGTACAAATCCAAAGGAAGCCAGGTATACGATTGGTGTTACCTATGCGCATTTCGCCAGCAGATTTACTGCTTGATGGGTTGGGGTTGTCTAATAAATTTGAGTAGTCTTGATCAGCCATACATATATTTATTATATTATAAATATAGAATAGAAGTTAATGATAATATATAGGATCTCTATAAGGGATCACTTATATGTCGTAAATAGATAAGAAAATGTCGCATATTTGATTGTGCTAATGCCCAGGATATGTTATAATACTAATGATGAGAAATCTTTTCCAATTTCTAACCGAAGATCGTAATACACACCTTGAGCACCTTGAGGATGATATTCTCAATAACGGGATGGCTGGTGGCGAGAATGCCATACGTTTTTTGAAGTCACTTTTCACGATGCTCCAAGGACACAGTAGACGGTCAGTCAATGTGACAGTGAAATGGGATGGGGCACCGGCAATCTTTGCAGGTACGAACCCAGACAACGGTAAGTTTTTTGTAGGCACCAAGTCAATCTTCAATAAGACTCCGAAGATTAACTATACTGATGCAGACATAGATGCCAACCACGGCGGCGGTCTAGCAGACAAGTTGAAGGTAGCCCTCAAGTATTTTCCGAGACTTGGTATCCCGGGCATCTGGCAAGGGGATCTTCTTTATACATCTGAGGATCTTAAAGGAGCTAGTCTAGACGGTGAAAGAATGATAGTCTTTACACCGAACACTATTACATATGCAGTGCCAGCTCGAAGTAATCTCGCTCGTAAAATATTGGGATCGAGAATTGGAGTAGTATGGCACACCACATATAGTGGTAAGAGTATGGCTGATCTTAAAGCCAAGTTTGGTGCAGATGCAAATAAACTAAATAGTACAAAGGCAGTATGGTCAACAGATGCAACATTTAGAGATACATCTGGTAACATTACCTTTACTACAGGAGAAGCAAAACGATTTGAAAGTCTGTTAAATATGGCGAACGGTTCTCTCAAGAAAGCCGCACCGTATTTAAGAATAATTAATAAGAATAGAAATGATTTATCGGTCAGTACGCAACTCAAGATTTTCCTTAACTCATACATCCGAGGCGGGGAACAGATCCGAGACACCAAGAATGTACTTGCTCGGTTTGACAAGTACTATGGTGCAGTTCTACAGAAGAAAGTTGATTCCGTAAGATCAGAAACTCCTAAAAAGAAATGGAAAGAAATAAAAGATATAGGGATAAAAGAATTAAAAGCAAATAAAACCTCGTTGTATTTTGTCATAGCAACTTACATTACATTACAGTCAGCTAAGACAATGGTAATTAGAAAACTACAACGGGCTGAAGGAATAGGTACATTTTTAAGAACACCGAATGGATATAGAGTAACAGCTCCAGAAGGATTTGTAGCCATAGATCATATATCAGGTAAGGCTCTTAAGCTTGTAGATAGATTAGAATTTAGTAGAGCTAATTTCACCGCAGACAAGGACTGGGTAAGAGGATAATGGCAGACACATCAATAAACAAAGGATTAATACTATCACTATTGGTAGGTTTTCTAGTACAAGCTGGTGGTTTCGTTTGGTGGATGTCTGGACTCAATTCAGAAGTCCAACGCCTGTCTGGTATACAAGGAGTGTCTATCCCTGCACTAAAGGCGGAAGCCAAACTAAGCGGTATTACTATTCAAAATAATGAAGCAGCCATTAAAGAATTACAAGAACATGATCAAGCTATTTCTGGATTGGATGTTCTTAACTTTAAAGTAGAACAACTTGGGGTAGAGATTGCTACTTTGAGAGAAGTAAACCGAGAGATTATGACCCAACACGAAAAGATATTCGATTGGATGGCAATGAATTCTGGTGGTAATAGTGGTGGGGGATCTAATCCTTACGGCAGTAGTTATGGGAACTAAAAAATAATAATAAAAAGGTAAGTAATTATGATAAATGGATGGGTCGTTCCAGCAGTAGGAATTTTTATAATAACACAGGCAGCCGCTGCGGTGTGGTGGGCTTCTGGTACAGATCAACAGGTAGAGAATAATACTACTGCTATTGAGCAGGTAGTAGAGAATGAAAAACACATTGCTATTATTCAAGTTCAACAGGCTGAGATTGTGAAAGATATTGATGAAATTAAAGATGATACACAACAGATTTTAGAATTAATTATAAAAGAATGAAACCAGATTTGAAATTAGTTGAAGCACGTGGTGATGAAGTGACGTTTACATTTGGTCGCTTCAATCCTCCTACAATAGGACACGAAAAGTTAATGGATGCAACCAAGAAAGGTAGTAGGAATTACCGTGTCTATGCTTCACACACACAGGATTCGCGACGCAATCCTCTTGACTATAACACGAAGGTCAAGTATATGAAAAGAATGTTTCCCAAACATATTAGAAGCATTACGTCAGGTAATGATAGAACTGCAATAGATGTTGCTGTGAAACTCCATGATGAAGGATTTAAGAATCTAACTATGGTAGTTGGATCTGATAGAGTAAAAGAATTCAATGATCTCCTTAAAAAGTATAATGGAGTACAAGCACGTCATGGTTTTTATAACTTCAAGACGATTAAGATAAAGAGTGCAGGCGCACGAGACCCAGATGCTGAAGGTGCAACGGGTATGTCTGCATCTAAAATGAGAAAAGCCGCACAGAATAATGACTATAATTCATTTAAGAAAGGTTTACCTATGGGTTATAGAGATGGAGAGAAATTGTTTAAAGATGTACAACGACAAATGAAAGTAAAAGGTTTTAGAGAATGGGCTGATGATCTTGAAGAAATTGATCGGCTCAAGAATCTTCCCTTCCAACAAGTATTGCAAAATAATTTATTATAAATAATAAAAGAATAACGAATATATTATGCCGAGTAGGTGATGTTATAAACCGAAAAGAGAGGAAATAAATATGTCAGATCCGAGTATATTACACAAACCAATGTGGCCAACGCCGGCACAAAAAAAGAATATAGAAATGTCAACTGGTGGGTGGGTGCGCAAAGCTGGTAGTGTAGAAACAGGTAACAATAATACGTCTGCTGATCCAGAAATTCTTGTAGCATATGATGATGCAGGTATAACAGGTTGGATTTCAACCTTCTGGTGGATTACTACTGCACCAAGTGAAGGTACACCAGTAGCGATTAGCATTGATGCTTATTTTCAAGAGAATATGACTGTAACAGGTTCCCCAACATTAACACTTACTAATGACAAGGCTGGTGGTGGTAGTGTGGCAACAGTGGTCTGTACTTATGCTTCAGGTACCACGACAGATGTCCTTCGTTTTACGAGTGGAGTTCCATCAGCAAATCAATTGAAAGAAGATGATATACTAAATGTGAGAGCTAATGCTATTGCTTTAGCTGGTGGTACAATTAAAGATGGGGATGGTGTAGCATCTAATATTACTAATGTTATTGATTTAGGTAACAATGCTGTTACTGGTCGTACACCGAACCCAGTGAGGGGTGGTGGGATCTCGACTGCTGGAGCAGTAGAAACAGACGGACCAAGACTTATAGTAGGCGCTTAATAAATAATAAATTAACTTGATCCAGGACGCTGCGTGTGTGCCTGGAGTAGCATTCCCGAAAGGGTTTATATAGGAGAAAAAAATGGCTGATAAAAAGATTACAGCATTAACAGATATTGGAACAGGTATAGCATCTGATGATATTTGGATGGTTATTGATGATGTAGCAGGTACACCAACTAATAAGAAGATGGAGGTGCAGAATTTTACTCGATACCTTCCGTCTCCTCTTGGTTTTGCACAGGCTCCTCAAGCTTTAACAGCGGCCGGGGCAGTTAATGTTACAGCTGCAATTACAACTATTGCTACGTCAGGTGCAATTGCATTGACGATGATAGATGGGATAGCTGGTCAACTGAAGTTTATCACAATGGTTACCCAATCAGGTACAGCTACACTCACACCAACTACATTAAATGGCAAGTCTACAATAGCATTTATAGCGGATGGTGATTCAGTGTTGTTATTGTTTGTAAGTGCAACACATGGTTGGTCTATTATAGCAAACAATGGGTGTACATTAGCGTAATAACGGAGTGATTATATTATGAGCAAGATTGAAAAAAAGACGATTGAAGAAAAGAAACAATCATTACGAGGTGACATTGAAAAATTAGAAAAAAGTCTCACTGAACTTGGAGAGCAACAGAAACAATTACAAGCTAACTTGTATGCACTTCATGGAGCTCTCCAACAGTGTGACCAATTTTTAGAATTGTTACAAGAAGAAAAGGAGAATGTTAAAAATGGCTGAAGAAATTATTAGATTTGGAGCAGGGGGAGTACCTTATAGACCCACTACACCTCCAGCACCAGAGCCAGAAGTAGAAGTGGAAGAAACACCGGTGGTTTCTGTAACGGTTACTGAATCAGAAGCTTTAGGTGACATTCCTACAGGAAAGAAGAAAAAATGAAAACATATAAACAATTTATAGCAGAAGCTGGTTCTGTAGGTCTACAGCATCAAACAAGTGTTGATGTAGATGGTTATGATACTTATAATATTACTAATCCTGAGGTGCTTAAAAGAGTAAATGCTTTTGTAGGCTCTATAGCAGATAGAGAATATTTGATTCCCGAAAATGCTATCGACCAGTTGAGAAATTTTCTACAGAGAATTGGTCTTTCATTTGGTAAGGTAGAGATACCTGAGAGTGGAAGCGTTACAGTTCCTTTGACTCAATGGGGCGGCCGTTTTGGAAAAGATGGCGAAACAGATTATGATGAGTTTGTTAATGATGATGGTATCACTAATAGAAAAGAAGGGGGATTAAGTCTAAAGGTAGAGACAGAGGCTGTTGGTAAGACAGGCAGTTGGAAAGTATATGCAAAAATAATTTGATTATATTATAGTATGTTTGAAAAGATTACGCCCGCAAACTGGATTATGTTTGCGATGAAAAATTATGATAACCCGCAAGCGGACGGTGAAGAAGAATTTTATGAAGATATTAAGAGGTTTAAATACCTCAAGAGACTTCTAAAAAAATACTATGATACCGGCGTATTGAAAGAAAGGTTGATATTGAATCATATTATTATTTTGCAGAATGTATTTGGAGTAGAAGCTGCGAGTACATTATTGTTGTATAAGATAGATCAAGATTATTGGCCAACACTGAAATCATTTATGAAAAAATTAAATATGTTATATGAAACAGACCTTCAAGAAGTACCAATGGATACCCATGTATGGAGCACGCTAGACAA